ACTATCTCATCTATCATACCATACTTTAAACAAGTATTAGCATCCCACATTAAATCATGTTTCAATATTTCATCTAATTTTTTTGTTGGTACTTTAGTGTAATCTCTATATATGTTTTTGATTGTTGTCATCATCAAATCTAAATTCTTTTTCTCATCTTCTATCTCAGAATACTTTCCCCACAATTGAGAAGATAATTGATGAATTAACATATATGAATTTTTACTCATATATCTTTTAGTTCCAACTACAGATATGAAAGTAGCTGCACTTGCACAAAATCCATCCACATAAGTATGAATTGGAACTTTACATCTCAATATTGTGTCCATAGATGAAATACCAGATGTAATTGATCCTCCTCCGGAATTTATATATAAATGCATACCTGGCGGTTCAATATCTAAGTTATTAGCTAAACTAAAACTTTTAGATTGTAACTCTCCTACTTTCTTATTAAGTTCTACTGCACTATCCCTATTCACTCCAGCATAAAAATAAATTTTATTTTCATTTACAGCAATATGTTTATAATCCCCGTCACCACCACGTTTTTTACTTGGTTTTACTCGATCTTTATTTGGAATTTCTCCCCAATACTTTTCTTTTTTCATCGTATCTCCTGTAATATTTCAATTAACATTGCCATCGCATTTATTTCTTTATCAACTACTTGACTATCTGATTGTTCATATTTAGCTATTAATAATATAACTTCCGCAATATGTCCACTACCATAACTATCTACTTCATCATATAGTAATCTAAAAAAGTCTGCAAAATCTGAAACTTTTGCGTCCGCTAATATTTGTCTTATTTCACTAAATGTTTCTTTTTTAGATTTACTTGATTTTAAAACTTCTAATATTTGTAACTTATAATCATTTAAAATAACCTCTCTAGCATCCATCCGTAAAATACCATCTACAACCTGTCTTTGTGATGTATTTATAACCTTTCTTATATCTGGATAAGCTCCATTAATAATTGTAGCTATATCATCCACTTCAAATTTTACATTCTCTTTAGTTAATATATCAGATAAATGTATTGCAACTTCTTTCTTTGAAGGTGGTACTATTTGAAATGATTGACAACGTGATTGTATAGGTTCAATAATTCTCTCTACATAATTACAAGTTAGAATAAACCTACAATGTCTACTAAATGTTTCCATTAGGTTTCTTAATGCAGCTTGAGCGTTAGGTGTGATGTAATCACACTCATCTAAAATAATAACTTTTAACGACTGAAATCCTAATGTAGACGCAAAACCTTTAACTTTATCTCTAACAGTATCTACACTATTTTCATCAGATGCATTTATATACAAATATTCACAATCTATAGACTTTGTAATAATCTTTGAAAGTGTAGTCTTACCAGTACCTGCTCTACCATAAAATAATAAGTGTGGAGGATCATTAGTTTCTATAAAAATACTAACTTTAGATTTTAAATGTTCATTCCCAATATAAGTATCCAATGAAGTAGGTCTATATTTTTCATTCCAAATGCCGTGATGTTCTATTCCCAAAAATCAAATCCCTTTTCTGCTGTTTCTATTTTTATTTTTTCTTTTAAAATTCTAGCCCTTGCTATCTTACAATAATTATTTGAAATTTCAAATCCAATGTAATTTCTATCTAGATTTACTGATGCAACTGCTGTAGTACCACTTCCCATAAATGGATCCAATACTATATCATCTTTGTATGTCATAAATTTAATAGCCTTAACTGGTATATCAAGACTAAAATTTGCTTCTGTCATTCCTCTAGTTTCTGCAAAATAGTTCCACAATCCAGATACAACTTCCATAAATCCTTTTTTATCTTCTTCCGAGTCTGTCCAATAAGATTCACCTTTTTCTAACTTTTTCCATTGATCTTTATAACCTATCAATACACATTCTTTTGGATTGTGCATATAAGGAGCAGACGCCGATAACCAACTACCCCATGCAGAAAATTTTACTTTTTGAGGTGCTTTTTCAACCAAATCTGCAATTCCACTAAACCCAAATCCTATCTCTTTCATCATTTGATAATATTCAGATGCTATAAAAACTCTATGATGCCCCCCAAGTTTTTTCATATTAACTTCATATGGAATATTAACTGCAATTCTCCCATCTGGTTTAAGAACTCTATAAACTTCTGTCAACCAATCTTTAGAAAATTGCATATAATCATCTAATCTTAAACAATCATCCCAATTATCATACTCTATCCCAACATTATATGGTGGGGAAGTCACACAAAGATCTACAGAATTATCTAATATATGTTTTTTAAGACCTACTATACAATCTGTATTGTATATATAATTAGTCCGCACTTTGTGTCGCGACCAAATTATAAACTGCGTGATAATTATCTACCTTAAATGTAACTCTGGCAAGTCCTTGAGCAGAAATTTCTAATTTACCTTTACTACATTCTTTATTAGCTTGTAGAATTTTCCCAAAAAGATCTGCATTAAATGATAATAAATCCATATCATTAAATTGATCTACATTAACTGGTATTGTAATTCTATCTGAATTTATACTTGAATATCCTAGTATACAATCACACGATTCTCTATCTTTATCTGTAACTATTGTAAATGTTTCTTTATCTGTTAAAGCATTTTTACTTGCTATAAATCTAGATACAAAATTACTATCAATCTCTAGTGTAAGTTGAAATTCTGGTACATTTTTCATTTCTGGTACCTGAGGAATGACCGTTTTATCACTCAACATATAATTTATACTAGCATTTACATCCTCTAACTTGACAGATATAGCAGTATCTTCAGACCTCAATACATTTAACTTAACATCTTCTCCCAACACATTTAACATACGTAAAAATTGTGCAGTATTATAAATTCCCAATTCAATATCTTCAAATTGAAAATCATTTAATGCTAATTTTCCTAAAAGTGATTTTTCGGGAGTGATGAATTCTGTAGTTAAAACATTATCTTTTATTGTAAGTATTACTGATTGTACACTATCTCCAAGCGAATACTTATTAATGAATCTTTCTAAAAGTACTTTATTCATTATTTCACATCTCCTATTTATTATTTATTAATTTAAAATGGTATATATACATATATATATCATTTACCATTCTCAAAATTTAAAAAAACTTCTCTAAAGTATATCTTTTATCAACTGGATTATCCCAACTCATAGCTTGATAAAACATATCAATTTTTTTACTTAAAGCTTGCTTATACATTTTGTCCACATCTATATAAGTTTTTATATATTTTAAAATCTCATGTGGGTCATCATACCCTTTATATGCTAAAACTGACAAATTTAATGGATTTTGTTTTAAATACACCCATTTAATCTTTTCTCCGTTAGATATTTTAGGATATCTTTTTATATTATAATATTCTAACATATCATTATATGCCATAGAAGCCTTAACATGAACTGGTGTGGCTTTTTCATAATAAGTAGAAATAATTTTTCCTCCTGGAACATTTACTGGTAATCCAGTCTCTCTATCCAAACTACACTTAAATTTATCTATTCGTTTTACGCCAGTTGGTGAAGAAATTTCATCATAATCCATAGCCTTCATAGCTTTTTTAAACTTAAAAATTCTCTCATCAATTTTTTCTTTAGGCACTGCTACTAAAATATCATCTAAAATTTTTGATAATAAATTCTTCATAGCTACAGCAAAACTACTACGAACAGTATCCAACCCTTTAACCTGTATTTTGTTTACTTTACGCCCAGAATCATTTATAATTTTCATCCCATATCGTTTTTTTGTAACAAACAATGCAGTTTTAGCAATAACTTCTTGTTTAATTTCATAATAATGTTTATCTAAATTACAAAACTTTTTAGCAAATAAATCATAACTCTGGTTTAAAAATCCTTGTATCTCATCCGCAATATTAATAATATGTTGAGTCATCGTTGCTTCAGCACTGGTATCAATTCCTTTATGTCTTGCTTTAACCAACGGTGTGGCTGATGCGAAAATACTATCAGTATCTATGTATATAACATAATTTTCATCCGTTGTACCTAACTCTTTATTATAATATAGATTAACAAGTTTTTTACTAAATTTAATAAGTTCTTGTCCTGTTAAGGTTGTAGCTTCTGCATTATCAACATCATAAAACCTAAAAACAGGTAATCCCAATACTCCATATAATGAGTTTAACAAAATCTTCTGTAGATATTGTCGTCTATCATAATACTGAAATTGTTGTTCATTTCCTTCATCATGAAATTGTTTTGCTAATTTTCTATATTCTACCCTAGTGTTAAACCATTGAGATAAAATAGCAGGAATCAATCCTTCTTTATCCATTCTATATAACACCCCATTAGAGCCTATAGAAACATTAGTTTCATTCAAATAATTTTTTAATTCTTTTTCACTATATTTACAAATTTCCTTTTTACCACTCATTAATGTATAAGTTTTTACATTATCTTTCTTTATAAATTCTTCAGCATCCCACCCCAAAACTTTACCAACTTTAGTTTCAGGTGATATATTCAAACTACGAATAACACTTGGATACATAGAAGTTACATCCAAATCATATACCCATTCATGTCTACCTCTAATTGGATCCTGTACATACGCTCCTGCAAACTTATCATCTTGACCCATCAGTTGTCTACCATACGGATTCTTGTTAGGTACTACAATATTTCTCTTTTTACAATAAGTTAAAATAGCCCCCTCTAAATAACGAGAACTTGCATAAATATCTTCATAAGGAACATGACCAATATGACAAATACCACGTGATATTTCAATATAATCTAACTTCTTATCTAACTCTACAACTATATGTACGTCATTTAAATTATACTTTACGAACGTTTTTCTATCATTTTCATATAAATCGTTAAGTGTACCTTCATATGATACTTTTTTAATACCAACTTCATTTTTACCCACATCATCTAATCTATAACTACTAACTTCATTGGGTGTAAATTTCTTATATATACCAAAATAATCTAAAGAAGATACTCCTGCTATCTCAAATTTTTGTCTGTATTCTGAATATTTAACAACTCCGATTGGTGATAACAAATTAGATATTTCAGAACCTAATAATTGTGTTGCTCTATTATACAAATATGGAATATCAAAATTATCTATATTCCACCCAGTAAGTATTGTTGGTCTTATCTCATAATACTTACCAAAAAATGCATTTAACAACTCAACTTCTGATTTATAACCAAATATAGTATTATTACCATTTTTTAATACTCGGTCTTCAGATTCTATCTCAAGTTTATTCTCTGGATCTAAAACATAACAATAATATTCGTCTGTAAGACTATCCCATAATGCAATAGAAGTTATTTTATTTTCTGCCGTTGCTGGTGATGGAAATCCTTCTGTAACCTCAATCTCAATATCAAACACCATAACTTTATGACCAGTAGAAGGTTCATCACTTTGAGTATAATTATCAACTAATGCCCTAGTAACTGCGGGCACATCACTTTCATATAAGTCAGAGTTCTTTTTATCATATCTAAAAACCTTTTTAACTCTATTTCCATCTAATGCGATATATTTTCCATTTTTATCTGGTAAAAAAGCATATCTCTTATTAGAAAATTTCTTATAACCTAATTTATCATCCCAGAGATGAATTGTTCTTCCATCAAAATATATGTTCTGGTACAACTATGTATTTCTCCAATTTATTATGTCTAAATATACGAATAAAACTCTATACAAGTCAAGCACTATATTCATTAATTTCGTAATACTTGCAATTTAATTTTTTCTTAATTTGTGGTTGGAATATATTCTACGGTGCAGCTATCAGAATTACAGAATTTGTCTATTTCTGCTTCTTCGCCCTCAACGCCCACAAAACTTAAATATCCAAGTTTTTTAACTTGTTTATTGTATTCTTTCTCTGTAATTGATTCATAAGGCATTTGTTTGTAAGCCCCACCATTTGCTCTTGGTAATAATGAAATACCTTTTAAATAATACTGAAAATAATTTAAAACGTGTGGTAGTTCATCTGATTCTGTTTCTGGATTGAAAGTTGCTGTACAACTTACTTGGTTATCAGCCCAGTGGCGTTGCATAAATGCAGCTAAACTAAATTGTTCCCAAATTGACAATTCATTAGCTGTTCTGATCCCCTCACCGACATCAACAGGAATTTCTACAACCATCGTAGTATCCTCGGAACCAAATGCTGGTTCTAATGTATACCCAGCTTTTACTAAAGGTTCTATTAAATCAGATTGATTTGATAATCTAATTCTTCTTATATAGAAACGACTTTCAGGATAATGTAAACCAGGTGTAGCGCCAGCCAAAAGGGAAACTGTGCCACTTGGTTTGACTGAAGTAGTTTTGATTGATTTTGGTATTGCAAACCAATCAGAATAAATACAATCCCAATCTTGTATTGTATCATACCCACCTTCTAACCATTTCCTTAACTCTTCCATTCCGTGTTTTGTGATAAATTGCGCAACGCCACTAACTGAACAACCGATTCTTCGGTTACGTAACATAACCCTATTCGTATCCGACCAGTGGGTTTTACCTAATGTAACTGTTTTTGCGTACAAGTAAGCATATTTAAGTGTTCTTTTATAATCTTCTAATGACTCATGGTTAGATGGAAATGTTTCTACTAAACAACATAACTCATATGATTCTAATGTTTGTTCTAAACATGGATTTCCACCTGATGCTCTATGGTCTTTATCATCACCACCATTTTTCATTCTTGAGTAGTGTCTCATATTGTCTAACCACGCTAAACCTGGCTCACCATTATCTGCAATTCTTTTACATACTTCACTATAATCCATACCAAGTTCTGCAAATATTGAATTGTTTGAAGTCCAACCATATTGGTCTCTATGTGGATTTACTTTGTAATTTTTTAAATCTAAATATTCTTCATCATGTGGGTATCCAAACACAATTTCTGCTGTTCGTCTTACATTACCTGCAACAACACATTTTCCTATAAGGTTCATAATATCAACAATTGTAGTAACTGATATAGGCTCTCCTGAATTTTTTTCTAATACTCCTTTAATTGCCACATGAATTTCTTTTAATGGTTTATGTCCACTTGATATTCCACCAAAACCCTTAATTGGTTCTCCAGCAGGTCTAACTTTTGAATAATCAAATTCTACTGGTTGTGAACCATGAAAATAACTCTCTAATAATAGTCTAAGTGATTCTACCCAACCTTCTCTAGTATCTGGAATGACAAATGTTTCTTCTTGTCTATTTTTATTTACACCTTTAATAACAATTTCCCCAGCACCCTTTACATCAAAACCAACTCCTACACCTAACATAGAGGCGTCCATTAAGAAACAAAATGGTTTTGCGTAATCTTCCTTTAGTGTTTTCGTAGATACAAATGCACAATTGTTTAGTGCAGCATATAAATTCTTTTCTTCTGTAATTGGTGTTCCCATAGCCCAAAGACCTCGGCCAGGTGGTAGGAATTTCATATTAAAAATTCTATCATACATTTCTTGAGCTGACTTTTGAGCTTGCCACGCGTTCCATCCTAATTGATGTTGATTTATCCAACTCATTTGCATAGAATAAGTTCCCTCTACAACCCGTCGTACAGTTTCCCACCAACGTTCATTTTTTCCGTTTTCTTTAATTCGAGAATAGGTTCTCATATACACTAATTCACCCAAACCATTAAAACCAAAAGGGGGTCTTTTTCGTTTGTACTTACTTATAAACTTTTCCGATAACTTAAATTTTTCCACTACAACTCCTCATATCCTTTATATTTCTTTAACCAATAAACCTTCTTCTTTTTTTCTAGAATAGACTCCCTATGTTTCCAATAATATCTTTTTTGTCTTGCTCGTCTAGCAGCTAACTGCTGTTTTTTGGTTTGGTATATTCTTTTTCTTCCCAAAATATTTCCCCATATAAAAGTAGGGAAAAATTTCTTCCCCAATATTTAAAAATTTTTTACCTATCGCCAATAATAAATACAATATATATTAAAATATAACTATGAATTTTACAACTTTATTCAAAACCATCTAAACTTTTTTCAGAAGTTTTTTCTTCACTACTTTTTTTAGCATTTGGACCTAATACTCTATAAGCATTTCTAGCAGTTTGTCGTACAAAATCTTCTGCACTTCTCATTTTTTTAGAAGACTCTACTCCCATTTTAGAAGATGGTCTATGAACATTTATCAACCCAGTATGTGTATTCATAGTACATGGATATGTTATACCATCTATACCAAATCTATTTTTTATAACGTGACATCTAGCAGTATTACTAGCTTTATCTTCAATCTTTCTACTAAGACTTACAACGAAATCCGCAGTCATAACCTTACTATAAGATTCTGCAACCTTTTCTGCTCCAATAACTTCTTCTTCAAGTGCTGAACGATTTGCTTGTGATGCAGTCCATATAGGAACTTCCATTTCACCTGCAAGACCCCTTAAATCTTCATAAATGTTTCCTAATTGGTGTCTTAACTCTTTACCACCACTAATATCTTTCATAATATCTGCATAATCAACAACTACAATATCTGGTTTTAACCCACTTAATTCTACTTGTTTCATATGGGCATTTAAAGTTTGAACTGATGCAGACCTAGTTGGAAAATATTTAATTAATAAATTTCCTTTAGCCTTTTCCAACGCCTTTCTAACTGCATCCTTTTGATATTTTATTTCACTTGTTGGTATTCCAGAAAAAATAGTATCGTATCGTAATCCTACATAAGATTGATTTAATTCTAAAGTATAATGTAAAACATTTTTCCCCATACATAGTGCATGATATGATATTCTCTGTAACATCCAAGTTTTACCAATACCCGCTGGTGCAACTAAAACTCCCAATTCACCTTTACCTAAACCACCAGACATAATTTCATCTATTATTTCCCAACCAGTAGGAGTTATATCTCTAACAGATTTTGTTAATCTCTCTTCCAATCCTTCTACATAATCATGCCCTAAATCTTTTGTAGTACCAGCCTTCATTGCCGCATCAATTGTAGTTTTTATTCCATCATAATCATGTCTCTCTAGCATATCTACGGATTCCATAATTGCACTTTTTAAGTTCTGATTCTTGCAAAATTCTATAACTTTTTCTTCTACAAAATCTAAATCTGTTGCTTCTCTATGTTGAAACACTTCTCTTAAATTATCTACAACTAATTTTTTTAACACATCAGAAGAAATTTCATCTATTTGTATTTTTAATGCTTCTAATGTAGGTTCTACTTTATATTTTTCATAATACTTCTTAATAGATCTAACTAACCACTTATCAGCATCAGAATCAAAATATTCTGGTAAAATAATATCACTAATAGTTTGTAAAAAACGTCTATTGAATAATAATAAAACCATTATTTTTTTCTGAAATGAGTGTCCGAATTGTATTAATGTATCTGACATACTAAAAGAAATCATGTTTAACTAAATTTGCTGGATTCAATGCCTTCTCTACTCTCGCTTCAGCAATCTTAAAATATTCTTTTTCTTTCTCTATACCCAAGTATTTTCTATCTAAAGTCACACAAGAAATTGGTGTAGTGCCACTTCCCATAAATTCTT